AGTCCGAGCTGCTGTACGGCGGCCAGGTCTTCGCCAATGTAGGCTGGGGCTACACCTACTTCCAGAAGGACCTGTGGGGCAACGCCGTTGAGACCGACGGCCGTATGTTCGACAAGATGTGGACCGATACCAACAACTTCTTCTCTGCTGGTACCGCCATCTCCTCCAAGTGCGCCAACCCCGAAGCTGCCTTCAAGGTACTGAACCTGGTCAACACCGATTCCAAGTTCGCCACCATGATGCGCTTCGGTATCGAAGGCACCCACTACACCCGCGACGCCGAAGGCAAGATGACCTTCGAAGGCACCGCGAACAATGACCGCTCCAACTCCCTGTACTACAACTGGTACATGGCTCCCGTCGGCAACCTGACCATCGTTGAGGCTCCCGAAGGCCTGGTCGGCCCCGACAACATCATGCTGAAGAAGATGGCTCAGTACAACGAAGAGTGCATCCTGGCTGCTCACATGGGCTTCGTATTCGATCAGAACGTAGTTGCGACCGAAGTTGCTGCCTGCATCAGCGCTGAGAAGGAATACTACAATGACCTCGTTAAGGGCCAGCTGGCTGACGAAGACGAAGTTGTTGAGATCATCGACGAGCTGAACGCGAAGCTGGCTGCCAACGGCCTGCAGACCATCATCGACGAAGTTGTCAAGCAGATGGAAGCTTGGAAGGCTGCGCAGTAATTCAGTATTGCATAAGCTGAGTACAAGTGAACTCTGATTGATCATTGAGTTCGAACAAAACCCCCGCCGCATCTGATGCGGCGGGGGTTTTTCTGTGCTTCTGATGCAGGCGTTTCACTTGAATAAATGATGATTTATTGATGCTTTCGCAGAGCGCAGCCACAGCCTTCCCCTTGGAGGGGAAGGTGGTTGCGAAGCAACCGGATGAGGTGTCCCCGTTGTGAAATTGCAGTTCCCGAACAGAGGTAAAAGGCGGGATTTGCTCAAAACACTTCCATTTCTAGCGGAATAAGTACAAATTCGTTGCCGTGACACCTCATCCGCCTCTCACGAGGCACCTTCCCCTCAAGGGGAAGGCTAGGTCTATAAATCATTATTTACCATAGAAAGCGCCTTTAACCATCATTCCTCCAGCAGCCTGATGGCCGCCTGATATTTCTCTGCGCGGGCGATGTCCCGCGGCGTAAGGACGTCAAGCCGGGTTGAATCGGAATTATGCCGGAGGTCTGCGAGCTTTACGGCGCGGGCAATGGCGTTTTGCTTGATCTGAGCGACATATTCCATATAGGGAATGGCGGGATCATGCGTGAGCAGGCGCAGCGCGGCGAGGACTTCATCGGGAAAGCCCATGGCGGCGAGGTCCTCAAAGGTATAATCAGTGTCCTCGACGACGTCGTGCAGGAGCGCGGTGATGACGGTATATTCATCCTTCATCTGCTCGGCGAGATGGAAGGGATGGAACACATAGGGCAGGCCGGATTTATCGAGCTGGTCTTTATGGGCGGTGAAGCAGAGCTTCATCGCTCTTTTTGTGAGCGGGGTGTAGATCATAATCAGTCTCCTTTCTGAGGTGGGAGGATGACGGGATAGACGGAGAAGGGTTCATCGTGAATATCGATATAGGCCCAGTATTCATGGGCGGAATCGTTTTCAATGCGGAATTTGCGGCTGCCGGGGATTTTTCTGAGCCATTTGGCAGGGTGCTTAACGTCCCACGAGAGGTGGACGACGGAGGGACCCATGGCGGCGTAGAGCAGCGGGCCGTATTCGACGGCATAGCGGTCCTTGCCGGGGAGTTCTTCGCCGCCGGAATACTTGGTGACTTTGAAGGTCATGGGCAGGGTGAACGAGATTTCGTCGCCCTGCTTTATATTTTCAAGGGCGGCATAGCCGGGACCGGCGGTAAGGACGGAATCGCCGTTGACCGAGATGACAACGGGCTTGGCTGCCCAGCGCGGGATGCGGACTTTCAGCGTGAAGGGCGCGGCGGCGGAGTCGATGCGGAAGAAAACGCGGCCGTGATCGGGCATTTTGGTTTGGCAGGTGAGGCGGACTTCGCCGGATTCAATGGGAAGAACCGCTTCGCTGGCAGCGTAGATATCCGCATAGACGGTGTTGCCGGAAGTGGAATAGAGGAACTGCGGCAGGAGGCCCATCAGCCGCGTGCCGAGGGAAGCGCAGCAGGTGCAGCGGTCCAGATAGCGCGCGTCCTTGCCGCCCTCGAGGAAGTTGAGGTAATGGAAGCCGCGATCTTCCACCTGTGCGGCGAGCAGGACATTATAGATTGAGTTTTCCATTTCGTCGACATAATGGCTGCTGTCCGGCTCCAGCAGATGCATCCGCTGATTGAGCAGCACCCAGAAGTTGGTGGAGCAGAGCTCGTTGTAATTATGCTTCATAGAGAGCCAGTTGCAGCCGGGGTAATAATGATCGCTCTCGCACATATTGATGCCGCCGCCCACATGCTGCCATTTTTCCTCATACATCGGAAGCGCGGCCCTGACAGCGGCAAGATACAGCTCGTTTCCGGTGGCGCGGTACAGATCGAAATAACCCTCGAGGGTAGTCAGCAGAGTGGAATGCGGATGGTTGCCGGGATGAGCATAGATGGCGCGGTGATCGCCGCGGAGCAGCTGTTCAAGCCACCATTTTTCTTCATATGCCGAAATGGCGACATTTACATCTTCTTCCGTTCCGACCGGCGAGGCGTACAGGCGCGTGTTTGCGAGGATACCCTGAAAGCCAAGATTCATGTCCTTGACATAGGGGAGAAGATCACAGCGATTGAAGAAATCGCCCATCATGCGGGCCAGCTCAAAGGCGCGGGAATTGCCTGCAAAACCGGCGTCGAGGAGGCCGAAGGTGATCCATGCGCGGGTGTAGTTTGGATATTCCTTGGTGTGCCATTCCTCGCGGGTGATGGGCAGGATGAAGCCGTCCTCGTCCTTGCAGGCGTCGATTTCCTCGATGAGTGCATCCGCCATGGCGCGCAGCTGACTGTCTTCCTGCCAGAGCAGCGTGGTGCAGGCGCCCATGAGGAATTCACCGGCGGTCTGGCCCTTGAGATTGATCTCGAAGTGGCCGGACTGATAGGCATAGGGGACGGAAGGCGCCGGTTTGCCGGCATGGACACGATAGTAATAGAGCATGCGGTCGAGATCGAAGCCCTTGAGGAAACGGATGTTATTCTCAAACGCCTTTTTGAAGCGGCCGCCAGTCAGCTTTACGCCCTGAACGGGGGCAGAGGCGGCGAAAGGAACTTTGAATTTATTCGGCAAGGCCATCCCTCCAGACATCTCTTTTGAGTTCATCATACTGCAGGGAAGAGGGGATGTCAACGGGATTTTTGTAGGGGATGACCGGAAAAACATGCGGGAATTCTGTAAAAAGAACATATGTTCTGAAAGTTTATGTCAAGTTATGAAGTGAACGTATGTTCTGTGATATACTGAACGCGTTGAAAGGAGGGAGCAAATGAAGAGGGCGGGAGAGGCGGGAAGACTGCTGACGGAGGCGGAGGCGCTGGTCGGAGAGCTGCAGCGGCGCAGGAAGGAGGACAAGCTGCTGTATTACCGGCCGCATGAGAAGCAGCTGATGTTTCACCGGTGCCTGAAGCGGAACAGATGGGCGCTGGGCGGAAACCGGACCGGAAAGACCGAAGCGGGCGCGGCGGAATGCGCGTTTCTGGCGCGGGGGAATCATCCTTACCGGGAGACAAGGGGGCCGATGAACGGCTGGGTGGTCAGCCTGACGGCGGAAATGCAGCGGGACGTTGCTCAGAAGAAGCTGATGAGCTATCTGAATCCGGCATGGATCAGATCGATCCGTATGCGGGAAGGCAAGGCGGACGATCCGGAGGGCGGCATTATCGACTATATTCAGATCGAATGCGTGCATGGCGGACTTTCGACGATCGGATTCAAGAACTGTGCGCAGGGGCGGGAGAAATTTCAGGGCACCAGCCAGGATTTCATCTGGTTTGATGAGGAGCCGCCGGAGGATATCTATCAGGAATGCCTGATGCGCACGCTGGACAACGGCGGGCTGATTTTCGGAACCATGACGCCGCTGAAAGGGCTGACATGGGTGCATGACAAGGTGTATCTCAACGAGGCGAACGATCCGGAGGTCTGGTATGTGACGATGAGCTGGGAGGACAACCCGCATTTGTCTGAGGAGGCGATCCGGCAGATGGAGCGGGCGCTGACCGATGAGGAGCTGGCGGCGCGCAGGGACGGGCGGTTTGTGGCCATTCACGGGCTGGTATACGGCGAGTTTGACGAGCGGGTGCATGTGATCGAGCCGTTTGATATCCCGCATCAGTGGCAGGACATGATTTCGATTGATCCGGGCATGACAAAGCCTTTATCCTGCCACTGGTATGCGGCGGATCATGAGGGCAATGTGTACGTCGTAGCTGAGCATTATCAGGCCGGACTGAGCGTGGAGGATCACATGGAGGCGATTGAACGGATCAGCAGAAGCCTTGAATGGAAGCGGGATGCCGGCGGCCGACTGACCGCGCTGATGGACGCCGCAGCCGATCAGCATACGCTGCAGGCCGAAAAGAGTGTAGCGGAGCTGTTCAGAGAGCGGGGGCTGAATGTCAATACGCGGGTGAACAAATCCAAATGGGCGGGCATTCAGCGGGTGCGGCAGTATCTCAAGAAGCGTCCGAGCTTTGACGGGGAAAGGTGGCCGGAGGGCAAGCCCTCGCTGTTCATCTTCAGCACCTGCCCGATGATGATCCGGGAGATCAAGCAGTACCGGTGGCGATCGGACGGCGAGGCGGAGGAGCCCGTCAAGAAGGATGATCACGCGATGGACGAGCTGAGGTATTATCTGATGCACAGGGGCGAGCCAAACGGCATAAATCCGCTGCTGAGCGAGGGACCGATTGTCAGGCACAAAAAACAGCTGGCGCGCCGGCTGAACGGAATGCGGAGGTGACGGATGGGAGGAATGAGGATGGAGAAGACGGGAGAAGAGCAAATGATCAGGCTTTCAGAGGAAATCGGCCCGGCGCTGCAGCAGGACATGGAGCTGCAGGAGCTGGCGGGGGAAATTCTCAGAGAGTATGAGCGGCGCAGAGAGGAAAGGCGCAGCATCGAGCTGGGGTGGCGGCTCAATCAGAATTTCCTGATGGGCAATCAGTACTGCGATATCATTCACGAGACAGGCGAATTGATTGACAGCCCCTCAGGTGCGGAATGGGAGATGCAATCGGTATACAACATGATTGCGCCGATTGTGGAGACCAGACTGGCGAAGCTGGGCAGAGTCCGGCCGGGCCTGACGGTCAGACCGCTGACGGAGGATACGGCGGATATCTCCAATGCAAAGCTGTCGACCAGGCTGCTGCGGGCGTCCTTTGCCGCTCAGGAGATGACGGCAAAGCAGCAGGCAGCTGCGCAGTGGGCGGAAATATGCGGCAGCGTGTTTTACAAGGCGGTCTGGAATCCGAGGGGCGGAAACCTCCTGGGATGGATCGATGGCGAGCCGGTCTATGAGGGCGATATTGCGACGGCGGTTGTTCCGGCGTATGAGATCTTCCCGGCCTGCTGTTGCCGGGAAGGCCTTGAGAATCAGGAATCGATCATTCATGCAAAGGTTTACGGCGTGAAGGAGATTGAGACGCTGTGGGGCGTGCGGCTGGCGGGCCGGACGATGGAGATTTTCGGAAGCGACGCCATGCAGCTGGCCGGCGGCGGGTATCATCCGCAGTTCGGTCAGAATGCGGGGGAGAAGATGGAGGACGCCGAGCTGGTCATCGAATATTTCGAGAAGCCGGGCGCGCAGTTTCCGAACGGCAGGCATGTGATTGTGGCGGGCGGATATGTGGTGCATGCGGGAGAAATGCCGTTTGTCAACGGGGAGAACGGCAAGCGGGGCTATCCGCTGGTACAGCAGTTCTGCCTGACGGCGGCGGGCAATTTCTTCGGATGCAGCGTGATTGAGCGGCTGATTCCGCTGCAGAGGGACTACAACGCCATCAACAACCGCATCAACGAATACACCGCGCGCATGACGGCGGGAAATCTGGTGACGGAGCAGGGATCGCTGGTCAATGAGGAGCTGCTGGATACCGGCATTGCGCCGGGCACGGTGATCGAATACCGGGCGGGAGCGACGCCGCCGGGATGGATGAGCGTGAAGGAGATTCCCTCAACGCTTCTGACGAGACTGGCCGATATGAGGAAGCAGTTCATTGATATCTCCGGTGTTTCGGAAATGGCGAGGGCATCGACGACGACCGGATCGATTTCCTCGGGCGTGGCGCTGGAAATCCTGAAGGAGCAGGATGACACGCGCCTGTCTCTGACGGCGGAGCATATCCGCTCGGCAGTCCGCATGCTGGGCCAGCAGTGGCTGAGGCTGTTTAAGCAGTTCGCCGTGGGCGCGAGACTGACCCGCTCGGCGGGCGAGGACATGGCGGAGACAGCGGTGCTGATGTGGAAGAAGGAGCAGCTGACGAGCGATGATGTGACGGTGGATACGGATGATGATCTCAATAACACGCCGGCGCAGAGACGGCAGCTGACACTGGAGCTGATGAGAGCGGGACTGTTCCTCGATCCGGATACGCAGCGGATGACGCGGGAGAGCCGGGCAAAGCTGATGGAAATCTTCCGACTGGGCAGCTGGGAGGAGCTGACCGGCACCGACGAGCTGCACAGAAGCCGCGCACAGAGGGAGCAGGGCGACCTGATGAAGGGAATCCTGCCCGAAATTCAGCCGCTGGATGACCACGGGCTGCATCTGGCAGAGCATACGAGATTTGCGCTGAGCATGGAATACCGCAGGCTCGAGCAGGAGAAGCCGGGCATGGCAAAGGCGCTGATGCTGCATGCCGAGGGCCACAGGGCGCTGATGGAGGACGCAGACGGAAGATGAAGGAGGAAGGAAAGATGACGGAATATCTGACGAAGGAACAGAGGGCGGAGCTGGAGAGGCAGCTGGGCGGCGGACTGACAGAGGAACAGGCGCAGGCTGCATTTGAGGAGGGCGCGATGAAGGCGCAGCAGGAAATGAACGGCATGCGGCAGGCGGAGATGATTTCTCTGGATGAGGAAGACAGAGCGTTCATGGAAAAATACGGCTTTATGGACATGGCCGATGTGCGCAGGTATTTTACTGCGATGCAGAGCGTACTGGCGAAGCAGCGCGAACTGATTCATGATCTGCGAGAAATTGAACGCGCGGATGCGACAGCGGCGGCGCTGGATGCGCGTCATCCTGATTATGCGGCGGACAGGCTGTTTGAACTGGAATTCAGACCGGTGCGCGACAAGGCGAGAACCGCTGCGCGCAATCGCATGATTCAGCAGGACTGGATGGCGAGCGCGGCGGGGATGCGCGATCTTGAGCGGCTGCTGCCGGAGATTGCGGAGTATATCATGGAGCATCCGAAATTTTCCGGGGATCCGGAGGGGCTGGTGAGAGCGTATGAGGCGGTGCGATCCCGAAAATACCGCGATACCGACGAGCTGCTGGAGGATCCGGAGTTCATCCGCGGGATGGCGGAGAATGAGCAGATCAGGGAGGCGGTGCTCAGGGCGCATATGGAGGCGATTCAGAAGGGCGGCAGGATTCCGCAGGCGGTTGGCGCGGGCGGCGGGGACGGCATGACGCCGGTGACCGGCCGAAAGCCCATCACCGGGATGGAGATGGCGAAGAAGAGGCTGGAGACGATGCTCCGCTGATGGCGGAGCATGTGGACGGGGGAAAAGCTTTCCCCCGCCACGGCCACCCCCTGCCGGGTTTTGCTGGAGTCTGCTTCGCAGCCTCCGGACGCAAAACCCGAAAGGAAGAAATTCCCTGTCCGGCGGGCAAGCTCGCCTTCCCGGGAATTTCCCCGCGCCCGCCGCACATGTCGCCGGGCTCGATTGGAGATGGAGGGGCTGCGGCCCCTCCAAACCACCCGGGGAAGGGGTGACGGCCGCTGACGCGGCGGAGGGCTGAGGCCCTCCGGACCTCCCGGAGAAGAGGAAGCGGACTGGTAACGCGGCGGAGGGCTGAGGCCCTCCGGACCTCCCGGGGGAAGAGGGAACGGACTGGTAACGCGGCGGAGGGCTGAGGCCCTCCGGACCACCCGGGGACGAGGGAACGGACTGGTAACGCGGCGAAGGGCTGAGGCCCTCCAGACCTCCCGGGGAAGAGGGAGCGGACTGGTAACGCGGCGGAGGGCTGAGACCCTCCGGACCACCCGGAGAAGGGGTGACGGCCGCTGACGCGGCGGAGGACTGAGGCCCTCCGGACCTCCCGGGGAAGAGGGAGCGGACTGGTGCGGGGGGATGGACGAAGAGCAAACATGAGGCGACTGGGGAACGGACAACCCCTCAGTCAACTTCGGCGACAGCTCCCCTTGGAGAGGGGAGCCTTGAGGAGAACGAGAAAGAGGAGGAATTTAGAACATGGTAAATCTGACGACGGTGAACAGCGCGCTGAAGAATTTCTATATCCAGCCGCTGCGTGAGGACATCAACCTGAAGGCGGATCCGTTTGCGAGCCGCATCATGAAGACGACCAACAACATCGTTGGCTACAACAAGATCGTGCGCGCTGCGCTGGTGGGTGCGAACGGCGGCGCGGGCGCGGGCTCTGAGACCGGCGCGCTGCCCACTGCGGGTGAAAATCAGTATGTGGCGCTGGAGAGCGGCACGAAGAACCTGTACGGCACGCTGGAAATTTCCGACAAGATCGTCAAGTCTGCAACCGGACAGAACGCGGGCGCGTTTGTCAACATTCTGCAGCAGGAGATGGATACGCTGACCAAGACGCTCAAATGGAATCTGGCGCGGCAGATTTACGGCGACGGCAGCGGCTGCCTGATGAAGCTGAAGGCAGCGTCCGCTTCGAATACGCTGGAGGCGGCTGCGGGCGATAATACCCGCTTCCTGCTGCCCGGCCTGAAGGTGGACGTACACAGCGGCTCGACCGGCGCGGTTGTATCCGGCGGCGCGGGGCTGAGGGTAGCGGACGTCGACCGACTGGCGAACAGGGTTCGACTGAGCGGCGAAGTGACGGTGGCCGACGGCGATTATCTGACCATTCAGGGCAGCGCGGGCTATGAGCTGACGGGCTTGGGCAAGATTTTTGAGAAGATTACCGGCACGAATCAGACGCTGTACGGCGTAAACCGCAGCGAATACAGCTGGATGCGTCCGTATATGGACGAGGCGTTCGGCGCGATTTCCGAGAGCGGCCTTCAGAAGGTGATGGAGCATCTGGAAGACAGCTACAACATCACCATTGATCACATCAACTGCGGCAGCGCGGCCTACGGCCACTATCTGGAGATGATGAACAAGCGCCGTCACATCAGCGACGTGATGCTGCTGGAGGGCGGTCACAAGGCGCTGTCCTTCAACGGCGTGCCGCTGACGAGAAACAAGTTCATGCCGGACGACGCGATGGACCTGTATGATACCGGACTGTTTACCATTGATCAGGTATCCGACTGGGAATGGATCGAGGGCGAGGCCAAGCAGGTGCTGCATCAGGTGCCGGGCAAGCCGGTCTATACCGCGACGATTGCGAAATACTGCGATCTGATGTGCGCTCTGCCGGGCGGCATTGCCCGAGTGAGCGGCGTGACGGCGGCAGAGTAAGAGAAGAGGCCGGCCGGCCGTTTAACAGAGGTTGAAATGCTGCAACCCCTCAGTCAGCTTCGCTGACAGCTCCCCTTGCACAGGGGAGCCTGGAGGGGATGCGGCCTGTACGGAGGAAGGGCTGCTGGGAGGAGGGAACGGGATGAGGGCGGGAGAGTACGGACGGGATCGGATTCCTGTCGTGAGCCATACGATGGACATACCGGCGAGATTGAAGGAGCTGGATGAAGGATATTTCGTGATGCTCAATGTGAGGACGCAGAGATTCGAGGTATGGCATCGGGGAGAAGGAGAAGGAATCCTTGAATGCGTGCTGCCGTATGACGCGCTGGACGAGCGGACGGTGCGTCATGTGCGGCAGCACCGGATGGAAAGAATGGAGCAGCTGATCCGGGAAATTGAAGAGCACAATGCGCGGCTGGAAGAGCAGGCAAAGAAAAAATGGCTGGACGAGGCCGGAGAGAGGACAAGAGAGGCGTTCAGCTATCTGCGGAACAAATCGGACAGGGAGGAGATTCCCGAGGAGCTGATGCGATGAGAGAGGGAGGATGAAGGGATGAATCTGGGCAGGATGTGCGAGGCGGCGGCGCGGTATTCCGACCGGTATGACGAGTACATCAAGGCGGACGGCGAACGCTTTGAAGGCGAGGCGCTGCACTGGTTCAATCTGTTCCGGGATGCGGTGAATGAGGCGTATTTCGAGATTGCGCGGTGTCTTAAGCAGCCGCAGGAGCAGATGAATATCGAGCTGGGGGCAGAAAGAGTCATTGATCTGACGGAGCTGGAGCCGGAGGCGGCGGCGTTTATCGGCGTATACCGGGTGGATGGACTGACGGGAATTGAATTCATATTCAGGACACGGCAGCTGATTGAGGTGACCGGCGCGAAGGCGGGCGAGAAGGTGATGATCAGATGGCAGTATCTCCCGGCGCGGCTGGAAAAGGAAAGGGACGAGCCGGTTTTTCCGGAATCGATGGCTGATCCGATGATCTATATCGCGCTGGCGACGGCCCGGGTATGGCAGAGCGAAAGGCGGATGAGCGATGCGCAGATCTGGATCAACGAATACTACCGCAGGCTCCGGGAGCTGCGCCCGACGATGAAAACAGCCAGAAAACGCCGGATGCCGAGGACGCTGTTCCGGTAAAGGAGGCGGAGAATGGGATTCAGGAGACTGAAGATCAGCGGGTTCAGGGGACTGGACACACAGAAGGAGGCGTTTCATGCGGATGCCTCGGTATCGCCGGAGGCTGTGAATTTCATCTGTGCGGACGGCGTCATGAGGACAGCCGGCGGAACGAGGGAATATGCACCGCAGCTGCCGGTGGAGGGAGCGAGACTGTTTCAGGCTTTCTTCCGGGAGAATGGAAGCGGTGCAGCCGGAAGCATGCTGATGGCTTCGGGCGGAGGGTGCCTGTATGCGCTGAGGGACGGGGCATGGAAGCAGATCGGAACGGGCTTTCATTCGGATGAATGGGAGGAGGTCAGCTATCGCAAGGATGACCGGGAGCTGATTCTGATGGTGAACGGCCAGGACGGCCTGATTGCATGGGACGGAGAACAGGAGCAGGTTTCGGTGATGGAGGCGCAGCAGGGCGGTGAGCCGATCCGGTTTGCGCACCTGACGCTGCTGTATGAAAGGCTGTGGGGTGCGGTGCGCGAGGAGGCGCCCGACCGGATTTACTGGAGCGAGAGCTTTGAACCGGACAACTGGGAGATTAATTACGACACGCCGGATGCCGGAGGCGGCTTTGCGGATATTGCAACCTTCGACGGATCGCGCATCCGGGCGGTGAAGGCGGCGTTTGACGACATACTGATTTTCAAGGACAAGAGCATGCACCGCCTCAGCGGAACCTATCCCGGCGAATTCAGCCTGACGCAGGTTTATGGTTCGGAGGGCACGCTGGCGGCGAAGACGATTGTTCACACGGCGGCGCGGCTGTACTTTCTGGGCAGCGAGGGGCTGTGCGTATACAACGGAATGAGCGTACAGACGCTGGCGCAGGCAGGCGAAAGGAAGCTGACCGGCATCTGGAGGCGAATGAACCGGAGCGCGGTGAACAGGGCGTGCGCGGCGATTTTCGGGGATACGATGTATCTGGCGCTGCCGCTGGACGGGGCGGAGGGGAACAGCCATGTGATCGAATACAGGCTGCATGACGGCACCTGTTCGCTGGTGGCGCTGAGCGGAGTGAGGGACTGGCTGGTCATCCGGGAGGAGACGGGCGAGAGGCTGATCTGCCTGATCGGGAACGGCGTATATGAATATGGAACGGGCGGTACGTTGGCAGGCGGCGCAATCGAGGCGAAATGGCTCAGCCCGGTGATTGCGCCGGGGACGCTGGATGCGGAGCGCACGGTGGGCCGGATGAGCATGATGATCGAGGCGGAGACGGACGGCGCGGTCCGGCTGGGACTGATGAGCGGCGGCAGGGAACGGATGAAGGAGATCAAGCTGAAGAAGGGCGTCAATCTGATCCGGCAGCGGCTCAGAATCCGCGGGAGAACATTCCGGTTCCGGATTGAAAATGTGGACGGCTGTGCGCTGAAGCTGCCGGACGGACTGGAGATTTTCATGGAGGAGCGTGAGCGATGAGCAATAATCCCAAGCAGCGGCTCACGCTGACGAATCTGGCCGAACCGCAGCAGATGAGAGAGCTGAACAGGCAGCTGACATGGATATGGGATCAGCTGCTGGGCGGGCTTTCGATGAAATCGCTGAACAAGGGCACGCAGGAGATCATCAACAGCAAGGCGGAGAGCGAGGCAGTGGATGATCTGGGAGAGACGGTGGAGAGTCATTCCTCGGCAATCACTCAGACGGCGGAAGCGATCAGCGCGGAAGTGCAGCGCGCAACGGCGGCGGAAGGGCAGCTGAGCAGCAGGATTGAGCAGACGGCGGAAGGCATTCGGATTGAAATCAGCAAAAAGGCGGATGCGGACGATCCGGCGCCGGGCGTGGATACCGGCGGGGACAGCAGCGTACAGGTGCAGATCACATCGGACCGGTTTGACGTCAATGTGCCGGGCGAGGACGGCGACTTCACGCTCAACGAAACCGGCGGACGCCTGCCCATACTGATTGCAGACCGGGTGACGGCAAATAACCTGACATACCGCTATGACGGACCGACGGTGCTCTATGTCAATCCGGATGCGACGAGCGAACAGCTGGCGGGCGGCGCGCATTTCAGGAGCCTGACGGACGCCTGCGCGAGCCTGTGTGACCGGACGCTGACGAAGGACGTGACCATCAACGTACAGGGCGACAGCTACGGCGATGCGGCGCTGAAGAATATATGCGGTGCCAGCATCACCATACAGGGCGGCGGACACAGCCTGATCGGCACGATGCGCATGTTTGACTGCACGACGCGCATCTATATTTACGGATTGTCGGTGACTCAGCCTGCATCCAGCACGGCAACACGCGCGATGTGGATTGTGAATTGCCGGTATGTATCGCTGGAAAACGCGGTAAAAATCAGCGGCAACGGCGGCACGCATGCGCTGCTGATAGAGGCAGGATCAACGGCATGGCTGCACGATGCGGAGCTGTACAATGCAACCAATCTGCTGTATGCGATGTACAACACGCAGGTGACGGCGCTGAATCTGAAGGGCGGAAGCTGCACCTACTTTGCGTGGGCGAACGGCTGCACCCTGAAAATGGCAGGCAGCAGACCGGACGGCGCGCTGCGCACATCTAATGCGGCATTGATGATGCCTGCAGACCCTGCCGCCCTGCCGGTTGACAGCGGAAGCGCGCAGCCGAGCGTGCCGACGGTACAGACGGCGAGCTGGAATTACACCGGCTCCGACAGTTATGCCGGAGGCTGGAGCTGGATTGCGGACGATGATGTGCGCCAGGGCTATAACGGGAAACGCATTTACGGCGCAATCTGGTTTGACGCCGCGGCGATGCGGACGGCGCTTTCCGGAAGAGAGATCAATCAGGCGAGCATCAGGCTGCACATGATGGACGGCGTGGGCCGAGGCGTATCGGTCAGAATCCAGCTGTACGGCACGGACAAGGAATATGAGGGGCGCAGCGGCGCGCCGGAATTGACTGAGAGCTATGGAACCATCGGCTCGGCGGCTCCGGGCGAAATCAATGAGATTGCGATTCCGGTGCAGGCGGTTTTGGATATGGCAGCCGGGAGGACGCAGGCGCTGGTGTTCTGCAGCGACGATGCAGCGCTTTACAAGGATCGCGGGTATTCAGCGAACTATGCGAGGTTTGCCGGATCGACGAGCGCAGACGCCGGCACATGCCCGAGGCTGACGGTGGTATATCAGTAAAGCGAGGGGAGTGAAGGGATGCCTTTTACATTTGATGAGGCGACAAAGAGAATCAGCATGCCGCCGGGCGATACGGGAGATCTGTATCTGGAGATTGAATGGGACACGAACGGCAGAGACGCAGCGGCGGTATTTGCCATTGTGAACCCGAGATACGGCAAGGATCTGCTGATCAAGGCGGCTGAGATTGAGGATAGCAGGGCGCATATCCGGCTGTGCAACCATGACACGAGGGATCTGAGACCGGGTTCGTATGCATGGCAGCTGCGGCTGGTGACGGGCCCGGACAGAGACGGAGAGGGCGGCATCGCTGCGGATGACTGCACGGATGATGTGGTGAGCGTTTTTCCCGGGGAGGAAATGCCGGAATTCATTCTTGAAAAGAAAGGGGCAAGGGTATGAGCGTGAACGTAACGGGCGTCGGGCCGCAGGCGACGGTTCATATTCATGTTGCCGGCAATACGGACGGACTGGCTGCCCGGGAATATGTGGACAGGCGGTTTGGCGAAATGGAGGCCGGTAAGCTCGACAGGGAGCAGGGAGCGGAGCATGCCGGAAAGATCCTGAGCATCGGCGCGGACGGCACGGTGATCCTGCTGGCGCTGGGAGCCGGGCTTGAAATCCGCGGCGGCATGCTGACGGTGACCGATGAGAGGAGCGCTGCGCCGGTATGCGGAGAGGCGCTGTGCGGCGAAGCAAAATGCGGGGAGGTTTGAAGATGGAATATATCAAGCAGACTTGGGTTGACGGAGTGACGCCGCTGGATGCGGAGCATCTGAACCATATGGAGAATGGCATTAAGGCCAATGCGGAGGCGATCGGCAGGATCTCCGGGGAGAGCGCCGGGACAGGAGCGGGTGAAGCCGTGCCGCAGTATGTACTGGATGAGGCGGATTCCGTAATGAACAGGATTGCGGCGGCGCAGGGAAGCCGAACGTTTACGCTGGCGGCGATCACGGACCTGCACTATGGAAATGCGGGCTATGCAGACGGCGTAAAGCATGCCTGTCAGGCGCTGAAGCGCATTGACGAACGCATTAGACTGGATGCGGTGGCCGTGCTGGGCGATATTACGGACGGATTTGCAGGCCGGGAAGGACAGTATGCGGAGGGCGTTGCCGATTTCAGAGCGGTCAATGCGGTGCTGAACGGACTGCGATTTGCGCCGAATATGCGCCTTCACGGCAATCATGATTACTGCGAGGGCCGTATGCCGGAGGTTTTCAGATACATCGGCGCGTACAGCGAGGATGCGGTCTGGGGCGGCGGGGAATATTTCTACCGCGATTTTGGCCGGTGCAGACTGCGAATCATCTGTCTGGATACGGTTGGCGACGACGTCGGCAATGTAGGATATACGGATGAACAGGCACAGTGGTTTGCGGAGGCGCTGGATCTCAGTGAAAAGGGAAATGCGGCGGACTGGCAGGTGCTGGTGCTTTCGCATCATCCGGTTGATTTTGGGCATGTGAGCGGTCAGCAGCAGCGGTTTGCAGCGATCATTGATGCGTATATCCGGGGCGCGGCATATGCGAGCGGCGGCGTGAACTGCGACTTTGCGGGAAAGAACGGCGCGGCGTTTGTCGGCAACATTCATGGACATATTCATAATCTGCTGGTGGACCGGATCTACAAGGGCGGAGTTCAGGCCGGCAGTCAGATGGAGGCGCTGAGAATCGCCACGCCGGAAGCGTGCTTCGGAAGGGCAAACGGATACGACGGCGTATGGCATGAGGGAACGACATACGCAAAGACTGAAAATACGAAGGACGATACTTCTTTCGTTGTATATTGCATTGATCTGGATACAAGCACGATCAGGGCGGTATGCTATGGCGCCGGCTATGACCGAACCATTACTTATGGCGATTCCCTCTCATGGGACGGGATGCCCGATGATGAGGGCGGCGGAAATAGCGGAGACGATGGCGGCGAGGGCACTGGCGGATATACCAACCAGGTTCCGATTGCCGTTGATGAAGCAGGCAATACCGTAACGGACGGCATAATGTATGCAGACAAGCGCTACAACAGCTCCGGCAATCTGACTGAGGCGATCGGATACAATATTACAGGCCTCATTCCGGCTGCGGTTGGCGATTTTATCCGGGTTCGCTGGAAGAATGACCATGAGGATGAAAAATATGGAGACATGGGTTATCAGGGATTCCGGGCATTCAATGCAGCCAGGGAGCCGATCGCTCCGCGCCTGCCCTTCCAGTATATGACCGATGCAGACAATGAGACCGGCGCGCTGTTTACTGCGGCGGAGGGCTACTGCTACGACCGCGAGAATGGCCTGATTGATTTTGAACTGATAGAAGGATATAACGTGCCTGCCGATACGGCATATATTGCGTTCATTCTCTGCGGCGATATGTCTGCGGCGATTATCACGGTCAACGAGCCGATTGAGTGAGCGTGAGCGGCTGAAGGCAGGCTGCGGCCGGAAGGCAAAGTGAAAGGAGGAGCAGAGATGATGGAAACGGTAAAAGCGGCATCGATGGAGGAGTTCCAAAAGACGCCGTATTATCAGGGGCTGGGGATAGAGGGGCTTCAGTCTCAGATGGGGGCATATGAAACGGATGATGCAGCGCTGAGAAAGCAGGCGGAGGCTGAATACGGACCGTCCTACGAGCAGGAGGCGGAGGCGGCGCGCCAGGAACTGGAAAGAGAGATTCAGGGATATGGAGCGCAGGTTTCCGGCATGGGCGCGGCATATGACCGGCAGAGAAAGAATGCTAATCAGGCCTATGAAGAGAGCGCCGTACAGATGAACAATCAGCTGACGAAGCGCGGACTGGGCAGGAGCTCACTGGTATCAGCGCAGGGAGCGTATCTTCAGAATCAGCGCAATCAGGCTTTGGCCGAGATTGACCGCGCGCAGAGCGATGCGATCCATGCGATCAACGAGAGGATTGCGCTTCTGACGGAGCAGGCGGCGCAGAGCGAGCGCACGCGGGCTGAAAACTATGCGCGCAGGCTGGAGAGCCGGGTCGGGGAGATGAAGGAGAAAAACAGAGAGGCGTCGATCAGCCTTCAGCTGCAGATTGCGGCGCTGCAGCAGCAGGGTTATGAGGCATATCAGGACTGGCTGCTGAAGAACAGGCAGCAGGAGATCAGGGAAAAGGAATTTGAGGCGGAATATGGAGAGGATCTGACAGGCAGCGTCTCTATTCCGTCGGCGGCCGGCAGTTCGGGTCAGAAGAAACCGCAGAGCAGCACGGCGGCTGCAGAGGAGAAGAGCAGAGGACCGATTTCCCAGAAGGCCGGAGAAGTAGTGAATGCGCTGAAGGAGGCGGCGAAAAAGCTGACAGGCAGCTTGGAGGGCGGAGTGAAGGCGGCATCGAAGCAGACGGCGGCAAAGAAAACGCCGGACCTCGCGGCGCAGATGGCTGCAGCGAGAAAACAGGCAGGCGGCCCGGCTAAGAAAAGGTGAGGATGAAGAAGGTCAGCGGATGGTGCGCTCTGCCGATGACGGAAAAGCTGCTTCGCGCAGAGGTGGATAAGTATTTTGAACGGTGTGAGGAAGAAGGCGGCCCGCCAACGCCGAGCGGACTGGCGCTGGCGCTGGGCGTCCGGACGAGCGCGCTGAGCGATGAGAGATTATCGCCGGAGCAGAGGCGGGTGCTGGATCGGGCGATGCAGCGGATTGAGGCGAACACGATGGAGATCATGCTCACGCGCGGCGGCGTGAAGGGGATTGAAAATGTACTGGAGCGGGTGGAGGAGAAGGAAGAAGGCGAACTGAGGAAGCAGATCAGGAACATGACGGACGGGGAGATCAGGGACAGGCTTAAGAAGATGGCGGAGCGGATCGGGGAAATTCTGGGGGGAGAGGAAAAATAAAAAAGATTCGTCACGGAAAGCTGAGGGCTGGCGACTCATTGCCTTCCCATCGAGGGCGCGACGCATGAAGAAAATGTCAGTTCTTGAGCGGAGCCCAAAACGCCATTTTCCTAGCGAAATAGCTGCAGCTTCGCGGCGTGGACACCTCATCAGTCGCCTTCGGCGCCAGCTTCCCCTCAAGGGGAAGCCTATGGCGGCGAAGGCAGCCCATTGAATCTCACAGGTTTCCGTGAAGAACCAAAATAAAAAGCGGCGGAGCTGCCTTCGGGCGGTTCCGCTGCTTTTGTCTTTGAGGGGCCTGAGGA